GAAGCAATGAGCCGCCCACCACGCCGGGGCCGGCCATCCCTACCCCAGTGAACCAGCGCGCGCGGGTCTTCTCGTCGTCGCGCTGTTGGTTGCCTGCTGTCTGGATCTGATCGATGCTCATCATCGCGATCTGCATCAACCCCAGATTCTTGTCGATCGCATCGTAGGGACTTTTCGAATCCCCGGTCACTACTTGGGTAATGGACTGGCTGACACCCTCCGTCAGCGTCCAGTACAGTTTTGACGAACCCTCCGCCATGCTCGTCGCCAGGGCGATGATCAGCGAGGCGCGCAGCGCCGTCACCACCAGGCCCATGGCCGCCTCGCGGGACTGGCCGGTCACGATGCGATACCCCTGGAAGATGATCCACAGCGTCAACACCGTCAAGGACACAACGCCAATCAAGGCCGAGGTCCGCTGCAGGAGCGTCCACTGAAAAATATCGATTTCATCACGCAGGAAATCGTTGATCAGCGAGAAGAACGCGTAATTACCAAGACTACTCAGAAAATCCATATGTCACCACATTCCACTGGACGGCCAGGCCGTGGAGCACTCGCGGCTCCAGGTTCGATTACACCTGCAACGGCACGCGCATCCTGCACGTGCCAAGTTATCAATTCCCTAGTTCCATCGGCTTCATGTCACTGGGTTTGTCGGACCGGACCGAGTCCAGCGCCGCCTTCATCGCGACGCCGGCAACCACCGACTTGCCAAAATCACCCAAGGTGTTGCCCAGACTCTCGAAGAAGCTGCCGACTCCGCCTTGGCTGGAAGGATCACCGGAGGGAGCCTTCTTGCCACGCATTGCCGCCCACGCCTGCGCGTCCTGCTGCTTGGTCAAAAACCCCAGCCGCGTTTGATACGCAAACATCGCCGATTCCATTTGCTGGCGATCGATGTCCATCAGCGTCTTCAGCGCAATCAGCTTGTTGGTGTTGTCCTCCAACTTACCGAGTTCAGTGTCTTTGATCGCTGCGCGCTCTTCCTCAATCTTACGCAGGCGCTCAAGACGCTTTTTGGTGATGTCGTACATCGCCACCATGTAGTTGTACTGCGAATTGCGCGTGCGCTGAATCAGCTCGCAAGCTTCTTTTTGCTGGGTCGCCACCGGCGTACCCGCCGTGGTGCTAGAGCAATCCGCAATCCCGTAGTCGTCCGGAACCACCTTGAGCTCTTCCTTGGGTTTGTCGACTTCTGTCCCGCTGTCCTTGTCCTTGGGCTTTTTACCAAGCTTGAGCGAATCCTGAATTTCCTTGGTTTTCGTGTTGAGATCCTTGTCGACCACTTCCCATTGCGCACTGGCCGCTCCCGCCATGCTGAGCAGCACCAGTCCCATGAAGACCCGGGAAAAATGTCTGAACGTGGTTGTCATGGTGTTCTTCGCCTCCTGTGACACAAATGAAGATGGTGCGGTGTGAAACTGCTGCGATTGCGTTGGCTTGCTATGCATCTTCAACCTCCTTGTCCTTGGCCGACTTGCGCTTACCGGAGCCCTTACGGTTGGCATAGAAGTCAGCCAACCACTCCTCCGGCGTCAGTTGGTCCACGGTGACGCCCAGCTTGCCGGCCTTGCCCGTCAGAATTTGGTGCATGATTTCGATATTGTCGGTGGACGAGGAAATCACCGACAGCGCGTCATCCATCCCGCGCAGGTTGAGCTGGCACACCGCCGACGCGTGGCCCTGCTTGACCAGGAAACAGCGCGAGCGCTCATCCAACGACACCACAACCTGGTATTCGGCGTCGGTGAGCTTGAGCCCTTCCATGTAATCGTCGCGGCTGGCATTCGGGTTCGGCAGCAGGATCATGGTGGCCGTCTGCTCGATCAATGCAGCGGCAATGTCACTGGCCAGCGCGTCTTCGGGGCTCTGTGTGGCGAAAATGCCCAGGCCGTTCTGCTTTCGGATGGTCTTCTGCTTGTTCTTGGCGAATTCCTTCAGGCCGCCTTTGCCATCCAGGATTTTCCAGAACTCGTCCATCACGTAGATCAGCGGGCGGCCGTCGATCAGCGCTTCCAGGCGGTGCAGCAGGTAATTGATCACCGGCACGCGCACTTCAGCGTTGTCGATCACGTCGGTGTAGTCGAACCCGATGATCGACGCCCGCGTCAGGTCGATCGTGTCCACCGGATTGTCGAACACCCAACCGAGCGAATTGCCAGCGGTCCAGCGGCGCAGACGCGCATACAGGCCGTCGTCGCCCATGTTGGGCAGACTCTTGCGGAAATTGCTCATGCTGCGCAGGTGCATCGGCGTGTCCAGCATGCCTTCCACCGCGCGATAGATGTCCTCTTCCTCACGGGCGCTGTATTCGGCCTTGCCGCCCAGCACCTTGATCAACTCGGCCAGGAATTGGGTGTTGGCTTCATTGCGCTCGCATTGGAAAGGGTTGAAGCCAGTCGGCGAACCATTTTCCAGCGCCAGGTAGTTGCCACCGCACGCGCGCACGAAGATCTCCGCGCCGCGGTCCTTGTCGAAGAAGAAGATGGTCGGAATCGGGTCGAACTTCTGCACCTGACTCAACAGGAAGTTGATCAGCGCCGTCTTACCGGTACCCGACTTGCCGATCACCATCGTATTGCCGATGGCCTTCTCTCCCAATGAGTTCTCGGACGGATGCGTCGCATGGAAGTTGAAGTAGTACGGCTGCCCATTGGTTGTCTGCAGGGTGGTGACGCAGTCGCCCCATGGATTGTTGTGCTGCTTGCCCTGGGCAAAATTGTGCAGCGGCGACAAGCCAAGGAAGTTCAGCGAGCTCAGGTTGGCGATGCGCGTACGGAAGCGCCAGTTACCTGGCAGCTGCGAATAAAACGACGAGGCGATCGCAAGATCTTCCTTGGCCGAGACGAAGCCGGCATTGGACAATTCGGCTCGGGTGGTTGCGATCTGCCTCGCCAGCTTCTCCTGGCTGTCGGCGTAGACTGCCAAGGTGAAATGGTATTCGCCGAGCACGAAGTTTCCTGAGGCAACATCGTCCATCGCGACATCGAGATCGCGGATCTGGGTCGACGATTTGTCCCCTGAAGAAATCATCATCCCCTTGGTGCGTTCCAACACCTTCAGCGCATCGTGTCGTCCGACCGGGCTGAACGAGTGCGTCATGACGTATTCGAAGTCCAGGTACTTCAGGCCATTGAGAATGCCCGGATAGGTTCCATCCGCATATTCCTTGATATTCAAGATAGCGCCAAAGTGATTGATTCCGTCTGGAGTACGAATGACGAAATCGCCGGTCTTGTTGGCAAACATGTGCTTACTGACGGGCAAATACGCGGGCACCGGAGCTGGCAAGACCGGCACCGGCTCATCGATTCGGTTCAACAAGTAGCCCAGAAACTCCAAGGTCTCGGAGAAAACCAGGCCGTTCTTTGCCTCGTACATACCGAGACGGTACGGCGCATAATCCTTGAGCACGGCTTCGACATTAGTCGCCAGTTCGACAACCTTTGCGACAGCCTGTTCTTCCTCAGCGCGAATCTTGTCCGGGTTCGCGGACTTTTCAACCAAGCGGCGCCCTGTGACTACCGGCCTGTAGATCATGCTGAAATACAACTCGTTCTGCATGATCTTTTGCGAAGAAAGCGCTGTGTAATACTCGTCGGACAGATTCTGATTGAACGCCTGCTTGAAACGTCCGCCCGTGCCGATTCTACGCCGACGCCGCACATCGTGGACCCAGAATGCAACGTTGGCAAAATCCGGCGCGCGCAGGGTCTGCAAAAGACGGTTAAACGTGTTGTGCCGTTGTTCGAGCTCGAACTCGTCTCGCCCCACAAACGGCAGCCCGCCCAGATGCCAGATCAACAGGTAGTCGCCAGCGGTTGTCTTGACGACGGACGGCGCAACATGCGTCGAGATGGAAACAAACTCGCTGATCGGACTGTCTGGACTGAACATGGTCTTACCAAATTTAGAGAGGAAGCATCACACCAAGCGACCATCGCAAACACCAACCCCACGCGGGTTGTGTGCGTGGGGTTGGTAAACGGCTACGTGCTTATCGCGATTTTCCCGGGGGATTCTTGCGATATTCATTTGGGCTGAAGACCCACATTCCTGAATAACGCTGAAGGTTTCGCGCACGCATTCGGAACAGCCAGCGTAATCCCAGCAACCTGAAAATCATTTCGTCACGCTTGGCCATCTGCTGCATGGCAAAGGTGATGACTGGAATGGTCAACAGGTACCAAAGATTGGTGTACACCCCCAACAGCAAGCCACCACCCGCACCAATGAAGAAGGGGATGTAAGGCACCCCAAAAAACATGGCTGGGCGGGTGCATCCGCGGAAGAGTACGTCTTTATGCATAGTATTGAGCGATCTGCATCAGCGAACCGGTGATCGTCGAGCAATCACCCGAACTGCCGTTTTTATTCTGAAGGATCATGTTGGCGATCTGGCCAGCAGCACCGATGAGAACGCCACCAATGAGAATTGGCGAGACCTCGGAGATACGCTTGTGTGCGAAAGCGATCTGGTAGCCGGCCACGATGACTGCGATGGTGACCACTGCGATCGAGCCCATGTTCAACAGCTTGGTCACATTATTCAAAAAGCCACACACGCGGGTGTCGGTGTCTGCAAGACCATTGCCGTCTGCGGATGCACCGCCGGCCACCATCAGCAACGAAATGAATAGCAATGCCTTTACTGCCTGGGTGCCGACCATTTTGGCATCGGCGATCGTCTTGTTATCGATTTCAAACTTCATGTCTAACTCCTTGGGAACAGAGGGGGTCCAGCAGCCATATCCTTGGCAATTTCCATCCTAAAAAACGAATGCACTATCCACTTGCGGAACGGTTTGCGGTGCTCGCTGCGTAGAAACGGGTGCAGATTGCTCGATCAGCGTCGAAGCCTGCGGACCGGAGGCTGGTACCGCCACCCCCCGCCCCTGCCCCGTTGCCTTCACTACATACAGCTCGTTTTCTGCCGGAGCAGCTGCAGGAGCCACAGGCGCCACCCGACTCGGCAAGGAATACGCTGGTGCAGACTGGGATAGCATAGGCCCTGGCGGTGAAGCCGCTGTGTGGCTCGCCCCGGAAAATTCCTGAATGCGATGAGCCACAATCGCGTCTGCCAACTCGGCTGCAGCCTGTCGCAGGGGATTTGCGGGCTTCAATTGCACCTGGCGGGTTGGCACGACTGCGATGGGCTCGGCACCGGAAGACGCGACCGACTGCCGAATGGAGGCGTAGATCTTCTGCACGTAGCCATGTTTGAAGCCGGTTTCAAAATTTCCGGAGTAGTAGCAGCTAAACGACTTCCCCCAGTTGGCACCAGAACGCGAGTGGCATTCGGCCAGAATCTTTGAGGCGGCGACCAAGTTGGGGCATTTGTCGAATGCCATCTCATAAGTCGCCAAGCCGTACTTCTGCAGGTTGTAGCGATTGACCTGGCCTAAACCCAGCGAAAAGTTGTACCCCTTCTGCTCCAGCATCTTCGCCGTGGCGACCGCTTCAGCCAGACCGCGTGGCTCGCGCACCAGGCGTCCGCCAACGACACCAATGGCATAGGGATTACGCGACGACTCGACACGGACAACGTGTTGCATTACCTCGCCGGGGACGGCCAGTCCAGTGCACCCCATCAGTTCCATGCCAGGCAACATGTCAGTACTCCTTCCAAAACCAGATCAAAATCAGCGACGACGTCGATGCCCTAGCCACCGCGAAGCGTGCGAAGAGGATCGAAATCGATACCCGTGATGAAGCGCCGTCCAGCGTGCGCCTTGATGTGAACCACGATGTCGATGGTCATTCTCAACAGACGTTTGATCACCTCGAACTCCAGACCGGAGCCCTCATTGGAGGCCTTCACCATCAACGCAAGCTGGTCCCAGGTCTGCTCAACACTTCCGGCATGGCAACTGGTGATGGAGCCGGGATGGCCCGACGCGCAGTTACGAATGAAGTAGAACGACTCATCGCCGCGCAACTCGGCAAGGATGATGCGGTCTGGCTTCATACGCAGGCAGGCCTCCATGCAGCTCTTAGCAGTCACGTTGCTGGCGCTTTGACCGCCCTTGGAATAAAGCAGGTGCACAGCGTTCGGCTGACTAATGAATAGCTCTCTGGCGTCCTCAATCGTCACCAGGCGCTCTTCGTTCGGAATGTGGTTGACCAGCGCCTTCATGAAGGTCGTTTTGCCGCTACCTGTCGCCCCGGCAACAACGACATTTTTCTTGTAAAGCACGCACTTCTTGAAAAACTCTGCGTAATCGCGCTTGCGGCGCAGCTCAAGCAATTCTTGGTCGTGATCGCTTACATCTGCCGATTGCTCAAGCACTTCGTCGAAGAAACCGTCGTGCTTGTACTGCTCAAGCGACTTTGTGTGCTTCGAAGGAAGTCGGATCGTGATGGACACCTTGCCCGCATCGCATGCAGGGGGCATCACGAACTGCGCACGTTGCCCGGTCGGAAACGTCAGCGATACGACAGGGTCGGCATCGGTGATGCGTTGCCCGGTGTTGCTCTCATTGACGACCGCCGTACAGAACTGCCGAGCGCGGTCGTAGGTGAGGGATGGCACGTCGACTCGCTGCCATCCATGGATCGTCTCCAGGTACAGCTCACCAGGACGATTGATGCAAATTTCGGTCACGTCAGGCGAATTCAGATAGTCCAGAATTCCCAGCACGGAGTACTGGTAATCCAGAAAGTCATTGGAAATACGCGCTGTCGGGGAGTCATCGATCGTCATGGCAACCATTTCATTCACTTCGGCAGGACAGCCGAGAAATCGACGTCCTTGGCAACGTAGACGTTCAACACCGTTCCTTGGTTGATCGTCAATGTGGCAGGACGACGTCCCGACTTTTCAACCGCCTGCTCCGCAAGCTGCTGCATGCTACGTGCGGTATTACTCTCAAACGGTTGCTGGGTAACGATGCCGGAGCCCACGCCAATTGTTGTGGTCTCGGGGCCATATTCCGCTGCTGCATACTTGAATGCGTCGCTCAGCAGACTGATGAACAGTGCTGAAGCAATTTTGTTACCCCAATGTGCGTTGTAGTTACCCGGATGACCGGAGCTCCCGAGCGTATCGATGCCAGGACCCATGAGCGTGACATCCAAACCGGTAGGCGTAGTAACGCGGTCCCAGACAACTTGGAGACGATGAGAGGTCGGCTCACCGGCGCTGTACTGACCCAGCATCTTGGACCCCTTCGGAAGAAGCAGGTTGTGCCCATTGATGGAGTAGACCGGCTCGGTGATGATGCACGATGTATAGCCGCCGAAATCGGAGATGATGCGAGTCTCCAGGATGCAGCGAATATAGGTACCGCGCACTAGCAGACCGTCCGGGTTGCTGATCGGCTTGGCGAGCGTGACCGGACCATCTTCCTGAGTAGGCGCAGGCTGTGCCCCAAGTTGACCGGGAACCCCACCGCTATTTGCAGCAGACTCGGCAAGGATGCGACGCTCCAACAGCGTTGGTCCGCGCTGACGTTCCGGTGCGGAGCTGACCTCTTCGCTATTGTCGGTCGGCATTGGCGGCAGTGGCGGCAAACTGGGCTGCTGAGCTAGCGGGACTGGCGCTTCCTCAACCGGCGCAGTCATGCTCTGCGGCAACGCAGGTGCGACCACCGTCTCGGTACGCGGCTTCGGGGGCGCGGAATCCTCCCCGCTTTGCGTCGCTAGCCAGAAGATGGCGAGAATCAAGAGAGCTGCAATGGCTGCAAGAAACACCAGGGCCTTGCGATTAAGTCGCTTGATGTCGCTCGATCTTAAGATCGGCTCATTGGCATCCAGGTCCGGTTCTGCACTGGCCTGCTGGCGCGCGAAGTAAGGATTGTTGCGCTCGTTGTGGTCGCCGTTGTGCTGCTCATCGCCGCCATGGTTCTGGATGCGCTCATCAGGGCTGTTTGGAATATTCGAATTCACTTTTGCTTGTTCCTTCGCAGACCGACGACGTTATCGCCATGACGAACCACCAGGAAAGGGTAGGTTCCGTGCACGATCAGAGTATTTCCTTCCACCGTCGTATTAACGAGAAAATCTTCGGCGTGCTCTTTCTCGCGAGCGAAGACCGCAGGAAAATTTCCAGTCGGAAAACGCGTCAGATCCATATTGATATAAGTGAATTTACCGTCATCATAGACACGGCTTGGGATCAACCAGGACTTCTTGGTCCGTGTCGCATAATCGTAATCGTAATAGTAACGACGATCCTTCAAGATCTTGGCATTCAGTAGCGGGCCGTTCTTCGAAGTATCCGCATCCGCGACATTATTGAAGCTTGTGTCCTTCGGGTAGGTAAACACAACCTTATATTGGACACCCGCTTGCTTCGCCTGCTCAAGACGTTGCCAATCTGTTGCCACCACCTTGAGCTCAAGAATATAAGAATGCGTCGCGGTACGAATCATCATGTTCGTATCGACGTCGACGTTTTTAGGCTTGAGATAAAAAACATTCTCTCGCCGCGTGAGCTCCCATCCACCAGTGAAACCGGTGCTGTAATCCAGAATTTTTTCGTTCGGGCTCAGCTCCACCTGAGTGGTAATGCCAAGGCCTGTACGCACCTGATAGATACGATCGGGTGCATACTCATATTCCTGTACCACCTGAGCAGCTGCTGATAAGGCACACAGCGCAAGTGGTAGCGCTGACAACAACGCAACCCTATATCGGTTAAAAAGTTTCATCGACCACTTGCTCCATTGACATTCTTGGGCATCCCTTGGGGTTGCATTGCAGGCTGCGCTTGCAGCTGACCGGCCGGCTGCATTTGATCAGGAAATGCTGGCTGCGCCTGTTGCTGAGGCGCGCCACCTTGTTGCTGCATGCCTTGTTGCAGCGGAACGCCCGCTTGAGGTGCAATGGCGGCACCTGCTGCATTTGGATCGGCCATCCCAGGCATCGGCTGCTGCATGACCTGCTGCTGCACTGCTGTCTGAGGCTGAGCATTGATAACCGCGCCAGCCGCTGGGGCAACGGGAAGCGCGGAGTAATCATTATCTACGCGGTAATCAGTGACCCGAAAGCCCAGAGGATTTTCCACCCTCAGGCTATCGCTCATCTCAAGATTATCTTGGTAGACGAACCCCATCGTGGCGATCTTGTTGTCCAGTAACGTCGAAACCGTGGAGTTCTTGTCATAAACGGTTCGCTGGAAGCGCACGGTTGCCCCGGTATATGCCTTCCCGTTGCCGCCAATCAAGGTAATACTCAAAATATTGACGCGAATTGCACGGAGCTTGCCGTACGAATTCAGCGGCCTCGACGGGTTGTTGGCGGAGTGCAGCGCGCGATATTCGCTCACTACATTTGTCGACCCCATTGCCGAGACCGTGTTCCAGTCACGCTGACCAATAATGGAAAGATCAAACGACTCACGCGCAATAATGAAACGCGCGATATTGCTACGCGCCAGCGCCTCGCTGGTGCTGATTGCTCGACCACCGAAGTTGGGCTCAAGCTTGGCGATGGTGCTAGTACCCGAATACGCATCTGCCATGACGAGATACGGCACTTTCTCCTTCAGCGGCAGCATGTAGTAGTAGCCGCCCGCTGTCATGACGGTGACGAGCATCGACAGGGTCGCCACGATCCAGGCACGCTTTTCGCTGCGGCGCGCGAGGTCGGCAATGCTGACCTCGTAATTCACCGCTTTTTGAACGGCCGCGCCTACTTGGGCGGAACCGTCCTTTTCACTGACCTTCTTACGCAACATGTCTAGATCCGTCACCGTGAGGCCTTGTCAGGCCTGAAACTATCGCCGCAACGCGTCGCGGGTACTTGAGAAGGTAGGAATACCGAAGCCTCGATGCCCGAAGGCATCACGCAGACAGCAGCCCTTAGAGCTTGGCGCCAGACGACACCGGCACTGGTTGGACCAGCAACTTGTTGGCAGAAACCGACACCGAGACTCCTTGGGCTGCGTACACGGCACTCAACTCGGTGGCAGCCTGTTGGACGCTGGTCGTGCTTATTGCGGAAACTGGCCCGATCAAGGTGTAGTCCGATGGCAAGTTGTAGGACAACTGCATATTGGAATCCGCCGCCCAGCGCTCCAGCATGGTCTTCAGCGTGCCGTCCATGGGCGTGGCCTGATACGTGTACGAGGTGTAGAGCGGGATTTCGGTGGGCGCCTCGTCAAAGTGGTTGACGTGCTTCCAACGACCACCAAAGTCAGGAGCAGGCTTGGTCGCGCACGCGCCTACCAATGCTGCAGCCACTAGCACCAACGACAGCTTGGACACATACATCGGATTCACTCTGACTTCTCCAACTCATGAGATTTCGGGCTTAAGACGGACAGCACTAAGCCTCCGGGCACCAGTGGGTACCGGAGGAAACTTGTTATTGATGCGTTTTTCGCAGTCCTACGACCCGCTGGGTCGCCCCAGTTGCAAGTGTGTTCTGCTGAAAAAAATGAATACGCTGACAAACCATCCATAGCCTTACTCCAGTACGGCCCCATCCGGCGCCGCTCCCCTACGACCATCGATCTAAACCGCAGACTCTTGCTAACTTTGCCCTTAACAAGCAGATCCGTCAAGAATTGCGCGCTAGGCCCTGCGCTGCAAATGAGACACAAATCACACTCTGATGGTAAGCGTCTTCACTTCGGTTTTCGGCAACAAGCGCGCAGTGAAGTGGCGATCCTCGTAGTAGCGGATCTTGTCGCACTTCACCGGGTGCGGGATTCCCTCGTACAAGAACACTTCCTTTTCATTGCCCATGGCCTTGAGCTCCTGCGGCAACATCAGCGCCCGGCGTTCTTCTGACACGCTATGGGTGGTCTCCCGTCCTCTGGTGACGTTCTTCTTCTTGATGGTGGTGTATCCCAGCATCTCGGAATAGTCGTTGGCGTCCTGCTGTTCGCGTGGTGCATAAAGGATCTGCAGGGCGTGATTGGTGATGATGGTGCGTGACAGATCTTTGCCGTAGGTCGCGTCCAGCTGGGCCATGCTTTGGATGATGGGCAGCAGGCGGATGTTGTAGCCGGCCATGTAGGCTACCGCGGTCGCGATGATGTCCACCTTGCCGATCGAGGTGAATTCGTCCATCAGCAGCAGGCACTGATACTTGAGCTCGGGGTTGGATTTGGGCAGTTCGCGGGTGTTGAGGTTGATGATCTGGCTGAAGAGCAGGTTGATGATCAGGCGGCTTTCGGCCAGCTTGTTGGGCTGGATGCCGATGTAGATGGTCATCTTCTTCTTGCGAAGGTCCGTGAGCACGAAGTCGTCCGCACTGGTGGCAGCGTCCAGAACCGGATTGATCCACGCATTGAGCGGCTCCTTCAAGGTGCCCATGATCGAGGCGAAGGTCTCATCCGCCTGTGACAGCAGGTTGGCAAAGGCCGACTTGGCGTTGCTGCTGAGGAACCGCCGCTCGGACAGCGACTTCAGATATTTCTTGAGATCGGTGCCGTCACCCGACGAAAGGCGATAAATCCCGCCCAAGGTGGGTGCTCCTGCCCCACCCGGAAAACCGAGCGAGAGCTCCTCGTCCCAGTTTTCGAACAGGTACAACGCGAACGCCATGAAGGCGTTGCGCGCCTGGCTCACCCAGAACTTCTGGTCGTCGGACCCGTCCGGGTACAACATCGCTGCGATGCTCATCAAATCCGAAACGCGAAATGCGGGATCGTTCGACACATAGGTCAACGGATTCCAGCGATGCGTGCGACGGTCTTCGGCGAACGGATTGAACAGGAAGACCTCGTGGCCCTGGCTGGCACGCCAGCCACTGGTCAGGTCGAAGTTCTCCTGCTTGATGTCCAGGACCACGACCGACTCTTGATACTCCAAGAGGTTCGGGATGACGACACCGACGCCCTTACCCGAGCGCGTCGGTGCAGCAAGAATCACGAATTGTTGGCCGCTCAATCGCACCAGCTTGCCGTTGAACTTGCCGACGACGATGCCGTTTCCGCTGGGCTTGAACAGCCCGTGCTTGGAGAGATCGGCGGCGCCGGCGAAGCGCGCGTCACCGTGCAGGGCGCGCGCCTTGGGCTTGACGATGAGCACAACGGCAATCGCCCAGACCAGCACCGGCAGCCCGAATCCAAGCACGCCCGCAATCTTGATCTTGGTTGCGTAAGGCGCCACTTGGGGCAACCCAAGCGCGCTGAAATAGCGGTAGTAGGTGTCCCACCCGTACAGACCGGTGTCGAGCCGCAGCAACAGCAGGGTCAGATAGCCGGACAGGCAATATCCGGCTAGCACCGCCACCAGCGTGGCAATTGCGATGATTTTGGGTTTGGACATGCGCCCTTCTCCTTAGGCTTGCATCACGATGGCGGGCTAGCGACGCACGACCGGCTTATGGTCGACAAGATCGGACTTGCGCCCGCCACTCTCGCTCTCCACCAGCGAATCGATCCAGACCTTGGCCTGGTCGAGGGACAAATCCGGAGTGATTCGCGTACCCGCATCGGTCACAACGGCGTATGCCACGACGGCGTCGGGTGCGTACACCTCGTCACGCGTAATCGCCACAACACGGTACCCACCCCTGGTCAGCACAGTGTGCTGATATTCGTCCATCGCCAGCCTTCCTTTCCGTCAGCGCGATGGCGATGCTAAAGCAAGACGTGTGACGGTGAAAGCGATATCGACTGACTGGGCTGCGGTAGGCAGCGCTGACCCGCAAAACAACCGCGCTGAGCGCGTATTTCCCACAGCCGAGGCACTCTCGGTGCGCTTTCGAAGACACGTACGGGCGGCCGAAGACCTGGACTGCCTACGCCTTCGCGTGGAAAGGCACTGCGATAGCCTGGCTTACCGAACGAAGCGCCCACTTCGCAGTGAACGCACCCACCGGCCCCGGCGCTCAACTGACATCCGGCGACGATCGATCAAGCCACTTTTTCAAGATAGGAGGAAGAGAACGGCATCGGGACTTCACCCGTCAGATAGGGGCAAGAAGTCGCTAGCGTCACGCATCATCCGTAACGTGTAGATCAGACAGGTGGCGCGGCACGATTGGCACCGCTCGAGCATCGCCGCGTACCTCGCCGGCGACGTTTTGACCGCCACCAGCCACCGTCCATACACCAGTGCCCAGTGCCGCGTCTCCGCATCGCCAGTCGATACGCAACGCGCAGCGCAGGCAGATATGTAAGCACAGGAAGGTGGGGATTCCGTTGCAACAGACCCGAGCTGACACATGCCCACGCTGCAAGAACTTTTGCGCTGGGTCACTTTGGTGTCAGTGGCAAACGTCGCTGCCGATCTTGAAACCACTCAAGCCCCTGTACTATCTGGACTTGGAGTGGTGGGCGGTACAGGGTTCGAACCTGTGACCCCTACCATGTCAAGGTAGTGCTCTACCGCTGAGCTAACCGCCCGTTCGCTGCATTAGCATTGCGCTGTGCAGGGCGCGCATTCTAGCGCAGGGATTTAAGGACCACAAGCCCTCCCCGCGCCCCAAGACTACCCTGCCCTAGCCCAGACTTGCCGCTTTCAACTTCTGGATCTGGTCGCGAATCTGGGCTGCGGCCTCGAACTCCAGATCCTTTGCGTGCTGATACATCTTCTGCTCCAGGCTCTTGAGCTTGCCAGCGATTTCCGCAGGCTTCATGGCACGGTAATCGGGCGTCTCCTCGGCTACATGGCGTGATTTCGAACGGCCCTTGCCCAACTTCTTCTCGGCCGCATCGTCGCGCGCGCCTTCCATGATGTCGGCGATCGGCCGCTCGACGGATTTCGGAGTGATGCCATGTTCCAGGTTGTACTCGACCTGCTTCTCACGGCGACGATCGGTCTCGTCGATCGCCGCCTGCATCGAACGCGTCATCTTGTCGGCATACAGGATGGCCTTGCCGCGCAGATTGCGTGCGGCACGGCCAATGGTCTGGATCAGCGAACCGGTCGACCGCAGGAAGCCTTCCTTGTCGGCGTCCAAGATCGCCACCAGCGAGACTTCCGGCATGTCCAAACCCTCGCGCAGCAGATTGATGCCCACGAGTACATCGAACTTGCCCAGACGCAGATCGCGAATGATTTCCACGCGCTCGACGGTGTCGATATCCGAATGCAGGTAGCGCACCCGAATCCCGTGTTCGCCCAGGTACTCGGTGAGGTTTTCGGCCATGCGCTTGGTCAACGTGGTCACCAATACGCGATCGCCGAGCTTGATGCGCTCGTGGACTTCGGACATCAGATCGTCGACCTGTGTGCCGACCGGGCGGATCTCCACGACCGGGTCGATCAACCCGGTCGGGCGCACCACCAGCTCCGTGACTTCGCCAGCCGACTCGCGCACCTCGTAAGGACCGGGCGTTGCCGAAACGTAGATGCTGCGTGGCGAACGCGCCTCCCACTCTTCGAAACGCAAGGGACGGTTGTCCAGTGCGGAGGGCAGCCGAAAACCGAACTCCACCAGCGTTTCCTTGCGCGAACGGTCGCCCTTGTACATCGCACCGATCTGCGGGATCGTCACATGCGACTCGTCGATGACCAGCAGTGCGTCGGGCGGCAGGTAGTCGAACAAGGTCGGCGGCGGCTCTCCCGGCGCCTTGCCGGTGAGATGCCGCGAGTAGTTTTCGATACCGTTGCAAAACCCCACCTCGGCCATCATTTCCAGATCGAATTGCGTGCGCTGCGCTAGGCGTTGCGCCTCGACCAGCTTGTTCTGCGAGTAGAGCTGCTCCAGGCGCTCTTTCAGCTCTTCCTTGATGGTGTCCACGGCACTCAAGGTACGCTCACGCGTCGTGGCGTAATGGGTTTTCGGGTACACGGTGTAGCGTAGCAACTTGCGCAAGGTTTCGCCAGTGAGCGGATCGAACAACGTCAGTTGTTCGATGTCGCCATCGAACAACTCGATGCGCAAGGCTTCGGTATCCGACTCGGCCGGGAACACATCCAACACCTCGCCGCGCACGCGAAAGGCGCCACGCGTCAGTTCGAACTCGTTGCGGGTGTATTGCAAATCGGTGAGATGGCGGATCAACTGGCGCTGATCGATGTGCTCGCCAACCGACAGGATCAGACGCAGCGATAGGTAGTCCTCCGGCGCGCCAAGGCCATAGATCGCCGACACCGTCGCCACCACCAGCGAATCGCGCCGAGACAGCAGGGTCTTGGTCGCCGACAAGCGCATCTGCTCGATGTGTTCATTGATCGAACTGTCCTTCTCGATGAAGGTGTCAGACGACGGCACATAAGCCTCCGGCTGGTAGTAGTCGTAGTAGCTGACGAAGTACTCGACTGCGTTATGCGGGAAGAACGACTTGAACTCGCCGTACAGCTGCGCCGCCAACGTCTTGTTCGGCGCCATCACCAGCGTCGGCTTCTGCACCTGCTGGACCACATTGGCAATGGTGTAGGTCTTGCCCGAGCCCGTTACACCCAACAAGGTCTGCTTGGCCAAGCCAGCCTCGAAGTTGGCGACCAGCTTGTCGATGGCTGCAGGCTGGTCGCCCGCTGGCGAATAAGGGGATACGAGCTGAAAACGGTCGGTCATGGAGCGCACCTTCGAACGACCAATAAGTATAGCGATGGCGGATGACGGCGATGTTTGCGGTTTCCCTACCTTCTTACGGGCTTTAGGCCGATCGCGGAAACGTCAGCCGCGCCCGATGCTAGGGCTCACCGAGAATCGAGGCTTGGCAAGGATATGCACCAACCCCACAGAGGATTCAGCCTCATTGAGTGTTCTATTGCGGTGGCAGCATTCGCGGTGGCGCTATCCATCGCGCTACCGTCCCTAACGGCATTGCGACGAACGCATCAGGTTCGGTCAGCGATGCTTGAGCTTGCTGCACATTTGGCACTGGCAAGGTCGACCTCAATTACCCGTGGGGATCCGGTAGGAATGTGTCCTCGCGAGTCATCAGACGCTTGTGCAGCTGGTCACGATTGGACGCACGGCTGGCTGTTATTCGCAGATCCGGACGGAAATCGCCGACCCGATGGTGCGCATGACATCATCGCGTCGGGGACAAGCAAGGTTGATGAGAAGATAAGCGTCCGCACCACTTCCGGGCGTACGCATCTGCGCTTTGGCCCACTCGGGACAATGCTGGGGACTAATGTGACCTTCAACATCTGCCGAGATGGAGGCCTTGAGGGTCAGGTCATCGTCAGCATGACTGGTCGGCTTCGCTCCTTGCGGCCGCGCTTACCTCAACCTTGCCCCTCTTAATACTTGCGGCGCGACAAGGGGCTTGCACATGCAGCCAACCCTCCCTATAATTTGCCTCCCCGCCCGAATAGCTCAGCCGGTTAGAGCACTTGACTGTTAATCAGGGGGTCGTTGGTTCGAGTCCAACTTCGGGCGCCAAAAACATCAAGGGCTTGCGGTTTATCGCAAGCCCTTTTTTGTTGCGCCGGGAAAATTGCCGGGAAAATTCGCTCCCTCACGTGTCTGACGGCTTGACCAGGTCAACGAATGCCAACGTCCCTGCAAGTGCGTCATCCGTAGGCAGCGCTGGTGGCGCGATCACCTGCAGCTCGTGATCGTAGCGGTGCGTCATCTGGGAGGTGACATGCCCTGCGGCGTCTTGCTTGTGCGCCCGCGTACCGCGCGTGTCAGTGATGCCGCGATGCTTGAGGCCATGGAGCGTGAAGCGAGACTCTTCTGCGATCACGCCGGCCTCGATCGCTGCCGTGATCAAGCGCTGCCAAGCCGTCTTCAGTGTTGATCGCGCCAGGCGCGTGCCGGTCTGGGTGACCAACAGGCCGCGCTGTTCCGGTCGCAGCGGAACCGGTCGTCTATGCGCCTGGATCCGCTGAGCACGATAGTCCCGCAGCCAGATCCATGCCCATCGCAGATCGTCGTTCCACGCGGTGATGTTGTCGCGAGAACCCTTACGGCGCGTACAGCGCACTCCCTGCTGTAGCGCGTCCGCGTCTGTCAGGTCGGTTACCTCAACACCGCGCAGACGTGCGTTGTAGGCCAGTACAATCACCGCCGGCATGTAAGGCGGGACCGATCCCTTCGCGTGCAGCGGTAACGCAGCGCATGACTTGGCGAACTCAAGCACAGCCATGAACGATTGCGGATCCGGCATCTTTGCATCCGCGCGCTCTTTCGCACCACGCACGCCGCTGGCCGGGTTGGTCTTGCAATGGCCGATGCGTATGCCCCAGGCAAACAGGCGATGCAGATACCGCAGCGTGTGGTTGGCGGTGGACGGACGCGCAAGCAGCGCCGGCTGGACGGCGCTTGCTTCTCGCCCCTTCGCGAGCGCTTCGACCAGGCGCTGCACCAGGGGAACGGACAGACGGTCTACCAGCAGGCGCCCGAACAGGCTGCCGTCTTTCAGCACGTAGCCACAAGCCACCTCGGCATGGCGATCGTAGTCGTCGCGGGTGCTGCGAGAAAGGTCCCGGTACTCGGTGGATAGCTTGAACGCGTTGGCCAGGTACTGCAGGGAGCCGACCAGGCCGGCGCCACGGGATGCCTCTCTGGCTGCGTGGAGGTCGGAAAGCCTCGCATCCGCATAAGCAATGGTGCGTTTCCTCGTGGGACCGCCCTCGGGGTGCGGTTCGATGATGTACCAGCGCCCATCTGCCCAGTAGACGCCTTTCGGGAGGGCGTCTTGGTCGATATGCCTGGGGATATCCGGATTGAACTTGCGCTTTCTGCCGCGTCCCATCAGATCAGCTCCTTGTTATGTGGCTCAGCGGCTTTCGGGGCCAGCCCCACTGCAGCGTTGAGCGCGTCCAGGGTTGTCCAGATGCCGCCCCTTCCGTCGTACCTGTAGAGAATTCCCTGTTCTCGCGCCCAGCGCACAACCGTGGATGCGCGTGGAGCAGGACCGACTGGCGCGCAAAGGCGACGCAGATCCTCGAACGTGATTACCGGGCTGCTCACGCGCCTTTCCCCTCGATCCACTTCCGCCTGTGCCTCCATTGCTCGCGCATTTCCTCGACGAGCAAGTCAGCAGCTGCGTAGCCGCGTTGAGTAGCGATGCGGAGCCGTAGCTCTTGCACCTTGGCTGCATCCGTGTAGCCCTGCCGTAGCCAGTGACGCGCCTCGCACGCCCCGCGAAACCCTTCCATATTTGCGCCATCGATCATCGCTGGTGCGTGCCGGTGAATCGCAGGCCGAGCTGCACAACGTTATGGGCGCGCGGCCGCGGCTCACGAGGGGTGCGGATGCGATGAGCACGCCGCCATTCGGTCATGGCCAACTCGAAGCTGGGGTGCTTCTGCGTGCGCCCACACACGCACTCGATGAAATGCCCGCCGCCCGCCTCGGGGCGGCGGGCGTCAAGCATGTGGCGAGCGAGGTGGCCGTTCGTGCAGGGCGGCAGAGGACTGTCGTGGTCGACCTGACGTTGCGTCACGGTACCTCCAGGCGTAGCACGCGCTCGGCGTCCCGGAGATGTTGCGCGGTGTCGGAGTCGATCCGGTCCAACGCCTGGGCGATGGTGTAGCCCATTTCGGCCAGCCAGTCGTGGCGATTGAGCACCAGAGCGGCGGTGAGCGCCTCCCCGGTGGACAAGGGGCCAGGCTCTCCCAAACGCGCTGCGGCGCGCGCAATCTCGATCGTGCGCTGCAGGTTCATGGTTGAGTCCTCCATGCGGCGCCGAGCTGGGCACGTGCTTCCTCGACACGCATGAGGCGCAAGCCCCAGCGCACCGACCAGGTGTGGGCCTGCTGCTCGTTGCAGGTCAGGATCAGCTGCCCGACCGGCTTCAGGCGATCAGCGCGGAACGTAAACAAGACATCCTCAAGCTCGATGACCTCCTGCAGGCCGAGCTCCTGCCGCAGAGCCTCGGCGTTGAGTGATTTTGCGCTGCCCTGCGGGCCGAGAAGGATGACGGACTCAGCCATGAGCAGCCTCCCGCCGCACAGCCATTCGGGTGCGGCGACGCAGGCGCTGCGGCACCTGTCCGACCGCCAGGCCGGTCTGAGTCAGGCGCGGACGGCGCGTCGTCCACAGCTTGTAGACCAGCGCGCCACTGGCCGCCGGCGCCAGGACCACCACAAGAGCGAGCAACTCAACCATGCGCCACCTCCCGCGCGGCCTGCGCGACCGCAGCTGCAGCAGCTGCAGTCGGCCTGCGCGGCAGCATGTTGGCCAGGTCGAAGGGGAAGTCCAGGCCGTCCATGAACTCAGCCAACTCGGTGCTGATGCGGTCTTCCACCGTCGTCCACAGGCGAGGCCCGTCGATGAGTTTCCAGCCGGTGCCAGTGCCACGCCGCCGCTCCCACGTCTGGCGAGCCTCTCGCAGCGGTCCCATGTTCAGGGTGGCGGTAACCACGACGGCACCATGCGTGACGTGCATGGTGATGGTCGCTGAGCAGTCGCCCATGCTGCGGTCGTAGGCGGCGACGGCCGGCGTGGTAGCCTCCGGGCCGGGTCCGGTGCTCAAAGCCAACGGACGTGCTGCCGTGGCTGGACGTGTTCCAGTGTGCTGTTGCATATCGACTCTCCTGAGTTGCGTTGGTGGAGGGCCTTGGGGCGGTGTTACAGCACCGCCCGCCGGCCCGCTGGTGCGGGGTTAGATCAGGTCGGCGCCGGTTGGCGGAATGCTGGGATCAGGCTCACGCAGACGCTGCGCGCTGCTGAGGACATCAAGCAGTTCGTGGCGGATGTACTCGGCCACTGCCGCAGGTCCGTCGTGATTGATGCCAGCCTCGATCGCGATATCGTTGGTCAGCGCTGCGAGCAATGTGGTCGCGTGGTAGGCGAGCCAAAGGCGGGACTGATCCTCTTCACTGATCGAGAAGTCAGCATCCTCGGGTAGCTGCGTGTTCGGGTGAGCGGCGTCCATCACGCCACCTCCGATGCAGGCATGCGCTCGATGACCCATTCCTGCAGCGCGGCGGCCTCGGCTTCCGGCATGACCACGTGCAACGAGCCAATGACCAAGCCGGTGCCGTCATCAACAAGAAACAACGCGCTCGGCTCGTCGATCGCGCTGCAGGCGAACATCACCGGTGGGCGATCATGCGGACCGTCGGCGTAGAGCTCGGCCAGCACGTCGGTCGCCCGGATCTGCAGGAGCAGGTAGACGCCGGGAGCCACGCGCAGCGCCTTGTGCAGGTCGCGGCGGCTCACTGGCGCACCTCGGCCAGGTCGGCATTGGTGCTGGAAATGGCGGCCTCGACATCGGCCAGCGTCAGCGCCTCGGGCGCTTTGCCAGTGGCCTGCAGCTTCGCCTGCAGGGCGAGCCAGGCGGTGTGATCCCAGTCGAGGGTGTCGGCGATCAGGCCGAAGTAATGGGCGATCTGACGCGCGGCATTAGCCGGCGCTTCTTGAGCGTCGTAGGACATGGTGCAGGCTCCGTTGTAAGGGGAGTCCGGCACTTCGCTGCTAAACGAGGTGGCGGACGGTGCGCGGTTAGCAGACCGGTCAACGGAACCGGCAGGCCCGAAGGCCTCCGCACACCGCCCGCCATAGAACTGGCTGGCAAACGCCCGCGACTGCACAGCGAGCGAAAAAAAAAGCGCCGTGCATCGATCGATGGGCGCTGGTGCGCCGTTGAGTCAGGCTGCTAAACCCGGTCGCCGATTGTGCGGCGACGCGGTAATGGTTGCTCCGCTCCTGGGCAGATGTCAACGAAAATTTCCAGAAATATCCAACATGAGGAAGCGCGCTCATTTGGCAAATACCCAGCACTTCACGGTGGTGCCGACGCCGGTCAGATCGTCCTTGAGGACGGCACTGTTTACCGCTACGTTCGCGCCGATGAACTTGTGCCGACGCGAATCTCCAAGCAGCGCACGCAGCACCTTGAGATCGGGCACGGCCTGGCTGAACTGCGCGGCCCGCGCAGCGAAGTGGTTGAGGTTGATCGCAATGCGCTGCGCGTCGCGGCTGTGGTTGACGACGGCTTTACCGTGGCCGGTGGCTTCGAGGTATTCGTAGACCTCCCAGAACTCGTTGACCATCGCGTGGTCGGCGCTGATCGCCTTCTGTCGTTCCAGCGCCATGTCCAACAACGCCAGCCGGGTCTGCTCGACCATGTCGTCGGGGATGGTGATGACCAGGCGCAGGCAGTCGAATAGCGCCAGCATCTGGGCGTGGTTCTTGATGACGCGTTCAAGGCGCAGATCTTGCTGCGCGCGCAGCTTGGCCTCGAAGACCTTCACCCGTTCGGCGAACAGATCGAGGATGGCGCGTTCCTGACGAATGGCGCGCACAAGGAAGTGGCTGACTTCTTCGACCTGCAGCGCGTTGAGATTGTCGGCCGCGATGCGGCTTTCGGTGGTGACCTGGGGCCGTTTGAAGTGCAGCTTCACGATGCGCGTGAGGATCGCTTCGCTGGCGTCCACAGCCGCGTTTTGGGTGATCACAATCGTGCCGCGAAACGGCGGCTCGTAAGTCTCGTTGCCGCCATTGCGCACGCCGCGTGTTGCCAGCGTGCCGCCGCCGAAGAAGTCCTTCAGCTCATCCCACTCGAACGTCTTTGAATGCGCCTTGTCTGGCTCACTGCGATCGGCTTCCAGCAGGACCACAGGCATGCCGGACACCTGGCCCATGGCGCGTGCGCGGCCGGCCTTGGACGACTTGGCCGGGTCGAAGCCCTCGTAGTCGGAGCGGCCCAGCAGCTTCCACAGGAACGTCAGCAACGTGGTCTTGCCGGCGCCTGCTTCACCGGTGGCTTCAAGGAACGGAAAGCTCTTGTGCCCGGCGCGGATCTGCTCGGCGAACAACGAGCCGAACCAGAACGTCATGGCGACCATGCCGTGCGTGCCGAAGCACTGCCACAGCCACGGCAGCCAATCCACACGGAACGCCTCGGCGTCGCGCTGGATCTCCAGACGGATGGACTTCTGCGTGGTCTTTAGGCGCAGCTTATCGAACTCGAAGTAGTCCTCTTCGTTGGCCGTCACCAGCTCGCCGTCGCGCACGGCCATATCGCCGAGCAGGTAGGCGCGGTGTTCCTTGCTGTAGCCCACGAAGTCGATGGCGTCGACCGTCTTGATTGCCTCGGTCTGCTCTTCGATCAGGCGGTCCAGCTGGTGGCCGGTACCGGTGAACATGGCGCCGGCGGCCAGGGAGATCAGGCGCTTCTTGAACTCGGAGGCGCTGGCGACGTGACCACCGGTAAAGGTGCCCTTTACGCTGGGGCCGTCGTGCGGGAAATCGACGCGGAAGTAGTACCAGCTTTCGTCGGTGACCTCTTGGCGCTGGAAATACAGGGCCTCCGGGTAGCAGTTGGCGATCTTCTGGACGGAGCACGCGGCGCGCTTGATCTTCTTCAGATCCTCGGCTGCAACCTCGTCGCCGTCGTCGGCATCGATGTCGCCCAGCTTCTCCTTGCGCAACTTGTCGAAGCGCTGCGTATCGAAGTCGAACCAGTACAGGCGAGAGCGGTAGTCCAGCCAGAAGTCGTTGCGGCCGTCGTGCTCGAACATCAGCAGGCCTTTGTCTACCGCCGAGCGGGCCACGAGCAGGTCGCCCTGGTAGCGGGCTTCCTTGATGTCGTTGTCCCACTGCTTTGGATCATCGGACGCGATGGCGCGCAGATGCAGGTCGTTCCAGTCGGTCTTCTTGCCATCGCGCTGGACGATCTGGGCGGCCCGCGAGTCGAAGCCCAGCGCCGCTGCGCGCTTGATGTGCTTGTGCGTGTACGCACGGGCGCCCGGCTCGTTGTCCAGCGCCCACACCAGCGTCGGAAGGTCGGCCATGCGTGCCTTTGCCAGCTCGCGTAGCGATTCTTCCGGAAATGCGTTGGAGGACATGGCCGACACCGCGCACATGCCGTGTTGCAGGAGTGCGATCGCATCAAAGATGCCCTCGACAATCCACACCTCGCGCGTCGTCTGCATGGCTGTCAGCGCGGCAGGCGCCGCCCACCACGCACCCGCATAGCTTTGGCCTGGCGCAAAGCGCGCCTTCTGCTTGCCGAAGCGATGCGGGCGATCGATCAGGCGCTCCCACCAGCCGCCCTTGACGAGCGCAAAGCGCACAGTCGCGGTGCCGGCGCTGATTTTGCGGTCGTAGTGGCTGTCCTGGGTGTAGAGGCCTTTCAGCGGAGCCAGGTCGAAACCACGGGAGAACTGCAGGTAGGCATCGGCCGCAGCATTGGGAGCCGCCGCCGTTGGCTGGAAGCGCTTGGACCAGTCGTCGAACAGATCGTCGTACAGATCCTTGACGTGCAGTTCGCGCCCACACTTGGATTGGCGGCCACACTTCACCACCCATGGCTTGAGATGGTTGGTGTAGAGCTCTTTCTTGCTGCATGACGGGCATTTGCCGCCGCGCATGTACTCGGTACCGCTCCGGTGCTTGAGTCCGTAATCCCGCTCTAGTCGGGACAGCACCTGTTGCCGCAGATCCTCTTGCATCGAACTTCCTTAGACGCCGAGCCAGCGCCGAGGCGCGTGCGGAGAGGGGGCGTTGTCGATCACGACATAAGCGCCGCCGGCACGGCGGTGCGCATCAACTGCGGCAGCGAGCAGGCGAGCCTCTTCGTGCTTGGCGTGCGGCGCGATGCGCTGCGGCACATTGCTGGCCGCATCAACGAATCGCGGCTCCTGTGCGGTGAACCAGCTGTTGGCATGCCTCACGAGCCGACCTCGGTGTTTGTGTGTTGGAAATCGAATAAAGCGGTGGCGGCATTGGTCAGCACGACCAGGCGCTCATCGAAGGCGTTAGAGGTGGCAAGTCCATCGCGCATGAGCGCGGCAACCACAACCGCGCCGAAGCGTTGATCTGTCTCAGGCGCGGCAGTGCGGCCGATGTAGCCGTGCTCGGTCTTCACCAATCCGCCGTGCATGCGCGCAACGTCCAGGCAAAGCTTCGCCGTGGGCGGCAGTGCCGCCCAATCAATGGTCTTTCGCATTCGGTTTACCTCAGAGGTGAGGGAAGAACGGCTCGCCGCCCATGGGGATCAAGTCCAGCTGGCGGTCACCCAGCGAGTCGCGGTAGGCCTGCAACGCTTGGGCGCGCTGATAGGCAGGTGTTGGTGGAAGTTCGCTGTGTGCGGTGGGTACGCCGCTGGGGCTGGCAATTCCCGTCAACTCCGAATGGCCCGTGTAGGTCGCGCCACACATCGGGTTTTCACAGACATACGAGTCGTGCCGCAGGAACTTATGTGCAAGGACGCTGGTGCGCTTGATGAGCCTTGCACTGCATGCCTCGCAGCGAAAAACGATCTTTTTCCGACCGAACATGCTCACCCCCTAGAGCGCTTGGAAGTTTGGACTTTTGCGGCATAATCTGGCGGTGCTTTGAGGCCAAGAGCGATTGCAGCGGTGTGCGCGTCGCCGTATTTGCCTTGAGAGCGCCCACGGAGTAGGTCGTCGATAACCGTGCGATTCACCCCAAGTTGCCGGGCGAATCCGGAGACCGTGATGCCGTTGGACACCAACCATTCCCGCGCCTGTGCTGGGCTTCGGGGACGGAACTGCTGCTGAGCTTGCACGTTGCGGGGCATCGGTTGCGGTCGTCTGCGGTTTTGGAAATTGTTGGTGTTAACACCAATTTTGTCAATATGAGGAAAAACCTTAGTGACTGTAGGGAAACGCCTGAAGGAAGAACGGAAGCGCCTGCGCCTTACGCAGCAGGAGATGGCCGACGCTTGTGGCATCTCGAAGTGGGCACAGCTTTACTTCGAAAAAGACCAGAACATGCCAGGTGGAGCCTACCTATTGGCCGCGCATGCTCGCGGCGTAGATATCATGTATGTGCTTCTGGAACAGCGGGTGGAATTGGACCCGTCTGAGGCTGCATTGGTGGCTGCGTTTCGTGCCGCATCGCATGAGGTGCGCACCGCAATGCTGTCCAATCTTGGGTCGGCACCCGAGCGGGCTGAAAAGGTTGCGCCTGTTGTGACGTTCAACGACGACAGCCACGTATCTCAAATGCTCAATACGACGGGTGCGATCGATCAGAGATACATGCAGATCAACGTGGGCGGGCGCAAAAAAAAGAAATCGTGATCAACGTCCAAATAGGACAGCTGGTCCTCGCAAAAGAGAGCGCTATCGGCAGCGGCTGGCTGACGTTTAGCAGCTAGGAAAGCATTCGGGATCGTGTGCACAAAAAAGCCGCCGGTGGTGCCGGCGGCTTTCAAGGTGTCGGCGCGTAGCTCCTTGCGATCCAGTCGCCGCCGTCCTGGCAGCGCGAGATGACCTGACATCCACGATGCAAACTACGCGGGCCGCATATGGTCAGCTATCAGGAAATCCCCACAGATGCTGTCAGGGATGCGCCAATGCAGAAGAGCGTGCGCTACCTTAGAATTCGCGAACTTGATGAAGCAACTACGCATGGATGCCTGCATGATTCGACAGGTTGGCGATTACATATTGACTGCGCACGCCACGACATCCGGAGCGATGTTCTTTCCGGAAATTTTGATATCAAAAAGTGGTGGCATCACGTTGAGCCGGCACCAAATGCCTGGGTCAGGGTATGACACGTATGCACAAGCCGTGGCATATGCCGAACGTGAGCTGGGCCTGTATCGGGTGCTGAGCAATGGCTCGCTGCTGCTGTGTCACTCAGGGAATGCCGCTGCCGGGTAGGCGTCGTGGTGCGCGCGTTTACGCCGCGGTTTCCAGTTCGAGTGACGTGCTAAACCCGCTGGAGCCGCTCACCGTGTGGGTGGTCTTTGCAATTAACCAACGTTGCCCATCAATCTCCGGTTTGAAGCCGCTTACCTTGACGGTTTGCTCTGGGAAGAGATCCGCCCGGCCGATCGCCAGCGTGTAATCGAACTTTGCTATCCCACGCTTCACCCGCTCCAGCTCTGCGTGTGCATGCTGGCGTGCGGTCGCCTCATCGGCATACGACTCCTGCATGCGCTTAGCGTTGTTGTCCGTGCCCACCAGCACCGACTGCCGCCGCGCTTTGCCTTTGTCCACCCAGTACGCGCGCACGCCGGTGTAGGCATCACGGTCGGCGACTGAGTAACGGTGCTGGTCGCCGTCGCGCCGCGTCAGGGTGACGGTCGGCAGCGGCTTGCCGGTCGCGGTGGTGCCGGCGCCGATCGGCGCAAACACCAACGCGCCGCCCTTCACCGTTGCAACTGCATCAAATCGCTGGCCCAGGTTAGTAAGCAAATTCATGTCACTCTCGTTGGCCTGGTCAAGGTGCGACAGCTTGATCCTCGCCAATGCTTCAGCGACGCGCGGCGTCAGATCATGTTCGCCAGCGAGCGTATTGAGCACTGCACCTAGCGTGGTGTTGTGCCAGCTGCGTTCGCGGCGGGTGCGCATGTCGGCGGTGAGATCCGCACTGCGCGCACGCACGGTGATGATGTCCGGCGCACCGCTGTATTCCACCTCGTCCACGATGAAGGTGCCTTTGTCGACCAGGCCGGTGGCTTTCCAGCCCAGCGCTACAGCCAGGCGCACGCCGCGTTTGGGCAGCGCCATCTTGCCGTCATGGTCGTGGATGCGCAGATCCAGTTGGTCGGCTTCACCGCCACGGCATTCGGTGAGAGTGAGATCGAGCAGGCGCGGCGCGATGCGCTCGGTAAGGTTGACGCCATCGAGCACCACACGCCACTGCGGAATCGAGTAGCTCATGCGGCGGTCGCCTCGGGCGTGGTGTCGTCTGCGCGGCGCAGGCTCAGTTGGAACTCGATCCGTCGCGGTGTGCCGTCCTCGAAGAATAGTGAGGCGGTCTCGTTGATCGACAGCAGCAGATACGGCCCGTAGACCACGCCTGCGCCGTCGACCAGCGGTAGCGGCTCACCATCTCCAGCAAGTTCGCGCAGTGTGTCCAGGGACGCGCGGGTACCGGTGAGTTCGGGAGCAATCAGACCAGATAGGTCGATGCTGTCATCGCCTGGTCCGAGGAACTGGCTGGCCGGCCGCGCGCCTACGCGCTCGCTGGTGGCGTGGCGCCAACTCATCTGCCGCTGCAGCTGCAGGAATGCGGCGCTGTCGAGGGAAAACACGAACGTGCCGTAAGACATCATCATCGGGGCGGATCCTCAGTCGTCGCGTAGGCTGGAGCGGCGGGTGGCCATCGTTCGCCGTTCGCGGTCTTCGATCTGGCGGGCGACTTCGCGCGCCAGTGCGTTGGCGTCCATGCCAGGTGCGGCATAGACGTGGATGACGTAGCTGTTGCCGCCTGCAGGCGCGCTGGCCGCGCGCGCAGGGGCCGACAGCGGCGCACGGCTGTCGATCGCCGCCACGGGCGCTGTGGCCGTCGCCAGGGCCAGTCCTGCGCCCACGGCACGCATCCGGTTGCCAAGCGCCATGACGGCCTGCACAGGCGCGCCCTGGCCGCGCTGCAGGCCCACGGTGAGGCCTTGCATGGTGAAGTCGCCCAGCTGGGCGAACACGCGCGAGGGGCTGTGGATACCCAGCAAGCCCTTGAAGCGATCGACCACGCCGGTGCCGACGCTGGCGATCGCATCGCCGGCCGCGCCGAGCTTGGAGCGGATGCCCTGGACAAGGCCGCTGATCATGTCGGCGCCAGCCTGCAGCATCCGGGCCGGCCAGTTGGCCAACTGCAGGTTGATGCCGGCCCACAGCTGCAGCAGCCCCTGGCGAATGCGATCGCCGTTGCCGGTGAACACGCCCATGATCAGCGACCACGTGCCCTGGACGGTTTGCCACACGCCGCCGAGGATCTGCTTGACTACCGGCAGCACGAACACAAACGCCTGCACCAGCCAGCCGATCGCCTTGACCGCCAGCTGCAGCTGGGTGACCAGCACTGCGCCCAGGATCTGCCCGAAGCCGCGACCGGCCTGAGTTGCACCGTGCAACTGCGCGGTGGTGGCCTCGAAGGGCGTCAGCAGCTGCTTGACCCATGCCCAGGCTTGACCCATCGCTGCGGTCACGGTGTCCCACACCGGCGCCAGTGGCGCGAGCGCGGCCTTCAGCTCGGCGAGGACCGGCGCGGCGACATCGATAATGCCTTGCCAGACGCCAATGGCGAAGGCCTTGATCGGTCCCCAGTACTTCCACACCAGCAGCGCCACGGCAGCGACGGCTGCGCCGATGGCCAGCACCGGCAGGCTGACGCCGCCGAGCAGCGGCAGCAGCAGGCGGGCGCCATTGGCGAGCATCGGCAGCACGCGGCCGCCGAACGCCAGCCCCTGCCGCAGCAGCGCACCGAAGCCGCCACCGCCCGACAGCAACGCGACGGCGCCGTGGATCTGCGAGAACGCCATCGCGGCCACGCCGCCGGCCACCAGCAGCCCGCCCAGGATCGTGACCAGCGCGGCGCCGGCGATCGCCGTCTTGGCGATCGCACCCACCAGCACCGGATTGGCGCGGATCCACGTCGTGACCTGGCCGACCACCGCAGCCGTGCGCTCGGTCAGTTGCTTGAACTGCGGTAGCAGCACCTGGCCGATCGACTGGGACACCACCACGGCGGTGTTTTTCAGCAGCTGCAGCGAGTTGGCCGAGGTGGCCACCCGCGATGCGTACTCGGCCGACATCGAGCCGCCGTAGCGTTGCGCATCGGCGACCTTGGCGAAGTTGCCCTGCAGCAGCTCCAGATTGGTCAGCAAGGGCGCGATCGCACCGATCGACTCACGGCCGAACAGCTGCGTCATGGTCGCGGCCTGCTCGGCCTTGGGCAATGCGCGCAGCTTCTGCAGCACCGACATGATCGCCCCGCCTGCGTCCTTCTGCATGACCTGGGCCATGGTCGTGGCCTTGATGCCCAGCTTGTCGAAGGCCTCGCGCTGGCTCTTGGTGGCCGACTCGCCCGATGCCAGGGTGAGCAGCATGTTCTTGATGCCGGTGGCCGAGACTTCCGACTCGATGCCCATGCCGGCGACGGTGGCGCCCAGCGCTGCCAGTGGTCCGCTCTGCAGGCCGGCGACCTCGCCCAGGGCGCCAATGCGGTTCACCACTGCGCTGATCTTGTTGACGCTGGCCGGGCCGGTGTTGCCGAGATAGTTGATCTTGTCGGCCAGCACGACGACCTCGTCCTGTCCCATCCGGAAAGCGGTGCGCCAGGTGGCCATGGTCTGGCCGGCTTCCTCGGCGCTGCTGTCGAAGGCCACGCCCATCTTGGCCGCGTCCTCGGCGAAGCGGACCAGTTCCTGGCGCGGGATGGCGGCCTGGCCGGCGGCCGCCACGATCTTGGCAATCTCGGCCGGCAGCATGGGCAGGCGCATCGAGAGGTTCTCAACATCGCGACCCATCTGCAGGAACTGCTGCGGCGTTTTGAAGTCCACGACCTTGCGCACGTCGGCCATGGCTGACTCAAACTCCATCGCATCGCTGATCGGCAGCACCGAGGCGCCAAGTGCGCGCTGGCCAGCGAACGCCATGCCGGCGCCGTAGGCGCTCGCCCGCAGGCCGGCGTTCTGGATGCGGGCGCTGCGACGCTGGGCAGCGTCAATTGCCACCAGGCGCTGCTGCTGGGCGCGCATGGCGGTGTTGGTGCTCTCGATCTCACCGCGCAGGCGCCGCTCATGCGTGACCAGCTCGCGGGTGCTGATTCCGGCCGTCTCCAGGCGACCACGCAGGCGCTGCAGGCCGGCCTCCTGCGCACCGTGTGCGGTCTTGAGTTCGCGTGCGGTGCGCACGGCACGCTCGAACTCGGCATTCATGGCAGCGGTGGGCGTGCCGGTGGCCTTGATCTGTTGGGCAAGCGTGCGTACCGATTGCCGCTGCGCATCGAGCGCGGCCTTGGCGCGCTGTGCCATCGCCACCTGTTCGCGGTAGGCGCCGATGTCGCGGTGCTGGCTGTTGAGTTGGCGCAGCGCGTCGCGCTGGTTGCGCAGTGCGGTGGCGACGCCGCGGCTACCGCTCAGCACGCGCCGGAACGGACCGGTGGCGCGGTCGACGGCGGCCAGGATGACCTGTAGGCGCAGATTGTCGGAGGCCGCCATTTAGGCGGCCTCGTGGTTCGGGTTGGGCATCATTCGGCTCCGCTTCGCAGGCGGGCACGCTCGCGCCACGCCGTGAGTTCGTGCAGCGACCAGCCGTCCATCTCAGACGGCGGCCAGTGGAAGATGGCCGCGATGTCGGCCATCGCATCCTCTACGCAGTCGGGAAATCCGCCTCCCTCTGTGCCTTCGGCAAGAAAAAAACCTGCACCTCCTGGCCGACCGCCAGCAGGTCGGCCGGATCCATCGCATTGACGTCGGCGGTGGTCAGCGTGGGCGAAGAGATACGCGGCAGCAGCGTTGCCAGCGCGGTGACGTCCAGCTGCAGCACGTCGGTGAGCTTGAGGCCGCGCAACTCACCGGCGCCGGGCTTGCGCACCTTGAGGTCGGTGATGGTCTGCTCGCCGCGCGTGATGGGCTGGTCGAGGGGAATAGCTGGGGAAAAGGTCGGGGTCATCGGAAGGTCTCAGGGCTGAGGCCTGGCGGCGCCAGGCCGGAAGGGTCAGGCGCCGATAGCGCGGCGGTGCGGGGCGAGCAGGTCCACGCCGTTGACGATCTCGATCATGTTCATCAGATCGATCTCGATCACGGGTGCGCCGTTGATGCTGAGCTTGTAATAGCTGGCCGACGTCTTCACCGAAAACTCCGTGTCATCGCCGGACTTGCCGGTGCCGGGATCAATCTCCTTGTGACGGCCGCGCACAACAACTTCCACCGCGTCCACATCGCCGCTGTCGTCGCGCTGATAGGCGCCGGCAAAGCGCAGCTGAACCGCGTTGTGCGTGGTGGCGCCGTACTGGTTGAGCACGCCGCGCATCAGGCCGCCGCACTTCCATTCGAGCTCGATCTTCTCCTGGCCGAAGTCGATATCGACCGGGCCATTCATGCCGCCGCCGCGGTATTCCTCCATCTTGCGGGACAGCGTGGGCAGCTTCACTTCGACTACTTGGCCGAGATAGCTCTCACCGTCGTTAAACAGGTTGAGCGCCTTGAGTTTCTTGGGCAATGCCATTGGGTTCTCCGGGAATCAGATCGGGTGCGTTACGCGTTGACGCGTTCGGCGAAGTCGGCCAGGTAGCTGGTGGTGATCTTCTGGTAGAGCTGCAGGTTCTCCAGCGGCGGCACCGGCGTGTAGTCGTAGTCGATGCGCAGCGCACCATCGGCGAGCGTGGTGGCGCTGTTGACGGTGCCGTCGTACCAGGCGTTGGCATCGATCAGATAGCCCGACGACTTCAGGTCGCGGAACTTGGCGTTGATCGTTTCGATCAGGTCTTTGACCAACGAGGGATGCATCGGCTTGTCGACGTAGAACGCCACGCCCTCGGCGATGGTGTCGGCCAGGATCTGCGCGGTGCGCGTGGCCGTCTCGAAGGCGAACATCGTGTCTTCCGCGCACGTGCGCGATCCCCAGAAGCGTTGGCCGTTGAAAGTCACCAGCGTGGTGATGTCGCCCTCGTTGAGTACACCGGCATCAGTGGCCGGGTCTTGCAGATCCCAGTGAACATCCTTGGAGATGCCGGTGACTCCGGCCACCGGCACGTTGGACAGGCTCTTGTGCCAGCCCTGCTCGGTGTCGATCTTGGCGCGTAGGCCGAGCGCACGTGCGGTGGCATACGCCGCCTTCGTGGTGCTGGTGGCGGTATCGAAGGCCAGGAAGTCCGGCCAGATCATCATCAGCTCGCGGTCACCGAACTGGCCGCGATAGGTCACCGCCTCGGCCACCGTGTCGGCGACTGGGCGCACGTAGGCCATGGCGCGCAGCTTCTTGGCGATCGTCGCCAAGGCCTTCGCCACCGGCAGCGTGTCTAGCCCCGGGGCGCCCAGGATGCGCGGGCGCACGCCCAGCTGTGCTTGCGCGGCGAGCAATGCATACAGGCCGGTGTAGCCGCTGGACTTGGCCTCGCCAATGACGTTGCTGGTGGTCTTGGCCGCATCCGCGTCCTCGGCCACACGCACCACGATGGTCACCGGGTTGGTCTGGTCGGCGATGCCCTGCAGCGTGGCGCGCAGCGTGCCCTTGATGCCGGCGCTGGCGATCGCGCCGAGCACGTCCGTGATCAGTACCGCCTTGTTGAGCGGGAAGATGGTGGCGTCCGCATCGGCGGCCGTGGCGACTAGGCCGACGACGGCGGTGGAGACGGTGCGGATGGTGCGCGTGCCCGCGCTGACTTCGATGACGCGAACGCCGTGGTGGTAGGCAGTGGACATAGGTTCCTCGATCAGGACGTGCGGAAGCGGAGCGGAATGGTCAGGCGCGAGCGCGCATTGGCGGGGGCAACGTCGGTGCGCTGGCCTTCGATGGTCAGCACGAAGCTGCCGGGTGCATCACCGACGACCAGGCCGACGCGTGTCAGGCGCAGGCGCGGCTCCCAGCGCATGAGCGCGGTGGCAGTGGCGCCGTAGAGCAGCGTGCGGGTGGCGCCGTTGAATGGCTGGTCGATCAGTTCGGGCAGCAGCGAACCGAAGTCGCGGCGGTGCACGCGCGTGCCGATAGGCGTGGTGAGGATGCAGGCGATCGACTGGGCCAGGTGCTGCTCGCCTTCAATCAGCCGGCCAGTGTTGGCATCGACGCCGATCATTGCGGGCCACCGCTGAGTGCGCTGCCGGCGGTGATGCCAGTGGTCTTGTGGTTCTTGAGGCTGATCCCGCCGCCGAGCACGTCGGTGTCGACGGTAGCGGTGCCGGTGATGCCTGCGTCGCCGTTGATCTGCGTGGTGCCGTTGACCGTCAGGGGGCCGTTGAGCGTGATGCCGCCATCGGCCGTAATGGTCGCGGTACCGCCGCTGGGCAAGGTCGCCTGCAGCGCATGCGCATCGGTGTCGTACTGCAGCTGCGCCCCATCGGCAAAGCGCAGCACGTGCAACGTGTCGGAGGCGGCAGGCGCTGCAAACTGATCGGAATACAGGCCGCGTAGCACCAGGCCATCGGCCAGGTCGCCGGCCGGTGACAGCACGACGACCTGTTCGCCGATTGCCGGCGCCGACCAAACGATGGTGGTGCCGGCCAGCGTGACCACCCAGGGCAGATAGTCGGTCAGCATGTCGCCGACCTGCACGCGGCATCGCGCGTTGACCAGATTCACCTCGGCCACGGTGCCGAGGCGAATGGCGTTACTCAATGCGGAGGATGCGTTGCCCATGCAGCCATGGTCAGCGGCTGCGTGCTATGACGCACTTGAATTGATGCGTATAACCAGTACCTACACAGATCGTTGCTGGGTGCATCCAATCAAGCGAATGTACACGTCGCGCCACGCGTTCCAGTATGCGTTGGCCCAAGCGTCAGGCGAAGCCTACTGCTTCAGCGACGAACGAAATGGCAGTGGTAGAAACATAGCCAGTGGCATTGTTGCGAATCCGAATCGCCAGCCTTCCTTCTCCATAGCACTCGTTGCCAGACCCCGACAGCGCTGTGGACGTGATGCTGCAACCGTAGTCGCCTGTCATTGCCGAGTAGTTGGCGGCGGTGTTGGAAGATGTCCCATTGCGATTGCCGCGTAGCCAAGACACTGCAAAATCCAGCTGCACAGCATAGTTGCTCGCCGGTTGACCGTTGGGTAACCACGTGCCGGAAGCTGGAGAACCACTCACCGCTTTCCCAGAGAGGCCAATCGCCCAGGTCCCATTCGCTCGAATCCAGAACGATGCGCTTGCCGTCTGGCTGCCGCCTTCGGACGTGGCGGCTTGGCTGCCCGCGTAATAGTGGACGCCATTGTTGGATAGCGTGTAGACCGCGCTGCCCTTTCTCGCCCATCGGTTACTGAGGTCAGAGCCCGCATTGTCACGGTAGCCAACGTCCGCCGCTCTGCTTCCAAATGCCAACGGTGCATACCGACGGTGCAAGTCGTTGCCATCGTTCGAGCGGTAGCCCGATGCGCTGCCAACGTCACCCTGCACGTACAGGTCGAAGACATCATCGAAATCGAGCCCTGCGCCCGTGCGAAATCCCGTTGCCATATTAGGCAATCGCCGGCGGCAGGGAGGCAGCAGCCTCGTTGTGCAGGCGGTCATAGACGGCCTTCAGGTAGACGACGACGCCTGCAGCGCTGACATTTGACAGATCCTGGCCGGTTACAGGATCCGCAAGGCCGGCGGCGAACATGCGCGTCGCGATGGCATCTGAGGTTGTGGTGAGCGGCTCCCGGCCATCCAACATCTTGTTCACAGCGCCATCCAGCAGCAGAAACTCCATGCCCTGGAAGACTACGTTTGCCACGCCGGTCAGCGGGTCGTAGAAGAAATGGGACTCCACGGCGATGCGCTCAACGTCAACGCCTGGCGCAAGTGTGCGGATTCGAGAATTACTCTGCATGGGATCTACCTGTTGGGTCAGTGACTGGGGCGTAGGTCAGCGAGATCCGCCTGCAACTGTCGAACGGCAGTGGATAGTTGCTTGATGGCGTTGAAGGCGACGGGTAGCAGCTGGTCAATGTGCACTGCCGGGACCAGTTCGCCCTGAAAGCTCACGCCATGTGCATCCACTGTCTCGGGCATCACCTCCAGCAGCTGCTCTGCATCGAAAAACAGGCGCACGCGGCCATCCGGGTTGTACTGCTCCTTGTAGCGCCCCAGTAGCGTGGTGACCTGTTCCACCTCGGCCAAGCCGTAGGGCAATGCGCCGATGATGTTTTTCAGCTTGCGGGAAGAGCCGAAGTCAAACCCGCCAACGGCTGATAGCGCGCCAGAAGTAGTCAGCCCCATGCGCTGCTGCAATGCGCCGTTGTAGGTCGCCATGCCGATACGAAGGTGACCGTTTTCGCTCCAAAAGCCGATGTTGTAGGCGCCGTCGATCAGTCCGAAGCCGCCACCGAAGCTGCCCGAGCTCAGATGGGCAAAGCTGTTGACGCCGTTGCCTGGACTGCTCACGGTCGCCTTCAGCAGTAGGCTTCCTGCGGTGTTCAGTACGGCCTCTGCCGCGCCGTTGAAAGCGCCGTTGGGTCGAAGATAGATACTTGTGCCACCCTCAGCCCCGAGGACAGTGACGTTGCTCTTGCTGATGAAATAACCTGATGCAGAGCCAAGACTATCTGCGTGCAGGGATCCAGCAAACGAGCCGGCTCCCGAAACGGCGACCTGCGTAGTTTCGAGGTAGAGCGCGTTGCCGCCGGTTCGGATGCGACCGGCGACCCAAGAGTTGTTAGCTGCGTTGACGAAATCCAACACTGGCGTGCCGTTGCCGTAGTCACGCATGAGCACGCGGCCGGAGGCGGAAACGAGGGCATCAAACGCACCTTGCGCGCCGCCGCTGACATTGATCCCCAGACGCGCCACCGTGAGCTGCCCGGTCATGACATCGCCGGTTTTGACCACGTAGTTGGCGTGTGAGTGGTCGGTAGGCGTGAAAGTTTGCGGCTTGTTGCCGACTTGATCCCAGGACGGCCACGCACTTGCGGTGGCAGGAATGCCGGTCAAATTCTCCCACGCGCGGTAGTAAGCGCCGTGCTGCCCATCGAGCTTGTCGGCGTCCAAATTGTTGCCGGCACCTTCGTCCTTGAGGGCCGCGCCCTTCAGTTCGAGTGCTGTGCGCAGCAGCGCAGCGCTTGTCACGCCCAATAGCCCTCGAACAAACGCGGATGGCGCACCGGCACCCAGCCGAGCGTCCAAGATCTTCTTCAACAGCCATGCGGTAATGACGCGGATTTTGTCGTTGCCTGCAGCGGCTTCTTCTTCAGTCGCTAGCTCGACGATGCCGGCCACGTCAGTCGTGGCGGCCGGATCGGTGAAGTTGGTGCCGCCGAATGTGATTTGCTGTACGTCGATGTCAGCAAACACCGCATCGAGAGCGAGCAGCATCATGGCTGCGGCCGCCTTACCCAGTAGAAGCGTCGGCTGGCTATAGACGGCGAACAGTGTGCCGTTGGACAGGTACAGGCCGAACCCGTAGCAGTCGTAGACGGCATCGGACTCATCGCGGATGGACACGTGGATAGTGTCGTCGGCGGTAATGGTCCCGCCAACCGCTGCTACACGCTTAATTTCGCCGGGCAGCGCGGTCAACGCGGCCGAGGCGCTAAACGGCGCGTTCGCGATGCCAACATGGCTGATCAGCACCGAATTGGTGCCGGTGTTGGGAGCATTGACCAGCGCGGCACGGCCAGCGGTGGTGACTTGGAGCTTGAGACCGGGCATGTCGGTGTCCAGTTACTGGGCGTCCATCAGCAACCGTCGGTAGACGGCTGGCCGCGCAACGGCGAGCACGCCGATGCGGGCTTCTGCTTGGAATCCCTGGGTGAAAGTGAAGTGGGAACGGACAGGCTTGGTGCGCTCGACTTCGGCAATGACTTCATTGACGAAGCGAGAGGTGGCGGTTTGGCCGTCGGTGCCGGTCAGCGTGAGCGTGAGCTCGAAGGTATGCGGCCGGCCGCGCGGCTCGGTCTGCCACCACTCGCGGATGGCCACCGCGCCGCCAAACGACTCGACGACCATACGCACGCTGTTGGCCGTGCCCTTGCGCCGCTGGATCGCCATGGCGCTACGCAGGCGCGAGCGCTTGACCGCATCGCTCCAATCGGCCTTCCAGTCGTCCACCGACAGTGTCCAAGCCAGCCACGGCAGGTGGCCGGCGGGGCATGTGTCTGGATTCCACAGATCCGGGTACGGCAGTGGGATCGCTTCCAGGCGATCAGTGACGGCGGCCAGGGCGCGCTCCATCGGCGTGGCATTGGGCGGCAGCGGGGAGTTACTCATCGATGCCGGCGTGCACGATGTCGATCGCGGTGCAGTAGGCCGCCTGCGTGCGACTGATCCGGATGTCGACTGCAGGCGAGTCCAGCTCAACACGCTGCACGCCATCGACAAACAACTTTGCCTTGATGGCTGACTCGGGGACGTCGCGGCCGATGCGGTGTGCCTCGGCAAGATAGGCCAGCAAGCTGCGCATCGCCTCGCGCATGACCACCGCCGAGTCGGGGCCGGCGTAGGTGTAGACGCGCCCACGAATGGCGTATAGGACGATCTCGGCGCTTTGGACCGTGACACTGTCTGTCAACGGGCGCACGTCATCGTTGGTGAGGATCGTAGCGACCTGATCCAACAATGCTTGGGGAGCCGTGCCGTTGCCCGTGCGCGATTGGATGGTGACCAGCACTTGCCCGGGTGCGGGGCTGGTGGCACTGGCGTCCATGACATCGGCCGCTGCGCTCAGCGCGTGATAGATGTACGCGCCCTCGGGGCCTGCAACGCTGAAACCCTCCGGTGCCAGCTGGATCCGGCGACGAAAGTCCATGTCCGACTCAAAGGTCGATGGGGTGCCGTTCTCCGGCTGCCCTGGATTGAGCAACAGGCGCGCCACTCCGAACAGCGCGCCCAGGTGATCGAGGTTGGTGCCGGTGGCAAAGGCCAGCATGGTCTGCTGAGCCTTGTCATTGGCGCGCTGGCGGATTAGCAGCTCGCGAGCCGCGAACAGCTGCAGGAGCTTGTAGATCGGATCCGATTCAGTGAGCGCGGAGAATTCCGGCATGAGCCGGCGAAATTGAGCAAGTGCGTCGGCGAAAATCTTCTCAAAGTCTAGCGCCTCAATCAGGTCTGGGGCTTGAAGTTTGGAGAGATCGACGGCGGTAAAAGAGGCCATTGCGGACGAGCTTGAAGGGTTGCGTCAGTGTTACTTTGGAAGTCAGTACAAGAAATAGGCGCGCCACGTTAACTCAATAGCTACAAACACTCTCGCCTTCGGCCCACCTGATTAGCCCTGAC